TCTGGACCTTGGAATTCAACTTTTCCATTAAAGAAGTTATAAATCTCAGAACGGAATAAGTCAAGGTTGAAGTTATTCTTGTTGTATACTCTTTTGAAAGAGTTATCAAGTTGTTGCCAAAGACCTACAGATAATCTTAAATCATCTGGACCGTCTTGTCTAACTCTACCACCTTGTCCCCACATTAAGTAAGACTCGATATCACTTGCTACTTTAGTTAAGTGAGCAGCTTCCATATTAGTAAGGAAAGATCTAGAAAGATCACCATTATCAAATGCTCTCTTTACTTTATCTTTACCCATAGTTTTTACCATATCTTCTAATGAAGCTACAGAAGGATTATTAGCCTCACCACTAGTTTTCCAGATCTCAGTTACAGGAACTGTACCATCTGCATTCATTCCTCCTTTGATCATAAGATCAGCTCTTGAAGAAACTGAATAGTGAACGTGAGCTTCAGCTCCACCTACATAGTTGTAGAATTCACGGAAACCTGCATTAGTTTTGATGTCAGAAAATCTTTCACCATACTCACCTCTAGCAGAACCTTTTCTAAAGTACTTAGTTCCATTTGCTAAATAAGCAGCATCAAAAGTTGCAGAGTTGTTATTGTTAACCATCTGAACTGTGTAGATAAACCCATCACCTGTAGGAAGAATGTCCTCATCAGTAATATAAAGTTCAGCTCCATTGTATTTGTCATAAGTGATGATATCACCATGTCCAAATTCTCTACAGCTTAACTTGATGCGGAAAGTAGTACCATCTGCACCTCTTGTGTTTAATAAAGTAGGATCAATATCCTCAACTACATAAGGAAGATCTCTTGACACAGGTGTTTGCCACTTGTACTCTCCACGAGCATTGTCAACCATAATTACATTTTTACCACCAAAGCTAGACATTTGATAAAGAGGCATTTCAACTTTCTGAGCCATAGCCCAAAGGTCTACCGGACCTAAGTCCATAGGTTCTGCATCTTTCAACATGTTAACCAAGTGGTAAGAGTCTACGTGTGAACTTGCCTCATAGGCTGTATCCCGTAGAAAGATACCATTGTTTAAAACTGGAGTTGCCATTTTTTATTTTGTTTTTATTGTTTACTAATTTAAAATCTTTTGAACATATTGTTCTGTCTCTGTATTTTTTTTGTTGTTTGTCTTTTTCTACCTACAGACGGTGTACTATCTTGAGTAGAAGAAGAACTAAGCTTTTTAGACTGAGCTGTCTTCAATTGCCTTACTGTTTTTTCAACAGTTTCTTTAGAAGCCATGCTTTTAATCTTAGTCTTATATCCTGATGGATCAGATAAT